ATATCAACTGCCATGCCCATTGCTTCAGCCATCTGTGCAAAGTTACCACCTGCTGCAAGAGTTATATTAGACATAAGTCTATTCCTTTTCTGTTGTTAATTAACGTGTACATCTTTTTGCTCTAACCAATTATCACCCATTTTACTATCTAATGCAAGGGGTACATTGAAATCTATTGACCATTTTTTATTGATCAAACCCACTAGATCCCTCTGTACTCCATCAATTACTCTGACCGCTTCTTCTATCTCATCGGGGTGAACATCAATCACGATAGAATCATGGACAGAATTTACTACTCTGCTCTTGTACGGCTTCAGCCTATTGTAGATTTCTACTAGGGCTAAAGGTACGATGTCTGCTGTAGCGAAGGCTTGAACTGGGTAGTTCTTGATGGCAGTAAAGTGAGTCACTGATCCATCCCGCTTACGCTGCACATCGGGGAATGCAAACTCCCTATTGCTGGGTATCTTTATGTACTTATAATTCAAGGCTTGCTTNGCTAGAACACTGTGCCATTTGGCAATGCCTGTGTACTTCTCTAGGAAGTGCTTGTAGTAGGCAGCCTCAGATGGGGTACGACCATAGCCAGTAGCACCATAGAGTGGGGCAAAGGTGTGTGCCTTGGCATCCTGTCTGCTGGTAGGCTGACCTGCATCCGTAATAACCTTGGCAGTATACGAGTGCACATCAAACCCCTCACTTACTTCCTGCATAGCCCGTTGATCTTGGGATAAGAATGCAGCTACACGAAACTCTAGCTGGGCAAAGTCTGCTTCCATGATCTTGCCACCCTCAAAGCGAGACACAAAGACCCGCTTCACTGGGAAGGTACCACCCCTAGGCATGTTCTGCATNTTGGGATTAGACCCACTGAATCTACCCGTAGCAGTAACGTGCTGGTTTAATCGCACATGCAACAGTCCATCTGCCTTCAAGTAAGAAGCAATACCCTCAACGAAGTTACTCAGGTAACTATCCAATGCTGACAGCCTACGTAGCTTGCCTAGGAACTCAACAGCATCGGTCATACCCTTGGATACAGCTACTCGTTCAAGGGTCTCAAGGTTATCCTTACCCGTGCCAAAGCCATTGGCACTAGCCCACTTAGCGTTAGGTGCTGTGAACTTTAACCCTGCCAGTTCCTTAGTGGGCTTGAACTCAAAGCCAACACCGTTACATGTAACACACTTAGTGGACTTCTTGAATGGGGAACCATCCTTCTTAGTCTTGTAGTTAAATCCTTTGCCATCACAGCCAGCACACTTAACTGCCTTAGTCTTGTACACATTACTGAAGTGTCGCTTGACTGCTTCCTTGAACTCTGTGTCTTTCATGTAGGGAGTAATGGCAGTCATCCATGCACCCTTGTTGTGGGGCTTACGACTATACACAATCCATGACAATTGCTCAGGACTATTGAGATTGATTGGGGTATCACCCATTAGTGTACGTACATGAGACTGTAGTAGCTTAACGATCTCATCCCTCTCTGTCTCAAACTGCAAGCGTACTGCATCCAGTGCTGACAAGTCTACCTTGATACCTGTGTGATAGATCCGTGACAGAACCATAGCCACTTCGTTGGACATCTCAATCGTCTCACGTAGACCTGCATCCTGAGGTGTCAACAGCTTAGCCTGTATCGATTTGTAGATACCCTCAGTGGAACCTAAGTCATGCTCAAGGTACTCGACTAACTCAGCATGGGGGATATCACGAGTACTGTACCCATTCTTAAAGTAAGTCTTGAGTGTGTCTTGCTTAAGGATCTCACAGTCATGGCGCATAGCAACTGAACCCAAGTCAGACGGCAGCTTAACTCCCCGCTGCAAGACGTAGTCACTGATCATGGTATCGAAGATAAGACCATCATACTTAAAGCCAGACTCCCATAGCCACACTAAGTCATGGCTCAAGTTGTGTCCAATCATCAAGGTAGTCTGATCCAGTACAGCCTGTAGGTCTTGTCTGTTCTTAGCACAATCTTCTTGCACCTGTGAGTGGTCAAAGGTATACACACGGTGTGTACCGTCTAGTAACTTATAGCCCACCATCACTAGGGTATTGCCAGTCTCGAAGGGGTCTAGGTGTTTCTTACCCCCTCTGTTACTGACTGTGTTCTCCACGTCAAGTGTGATAATCATGATGAGTACACACCAGTCTGGAAGTCAAACTCACAGTTCACAATTCTGTGAACACCACTAATCTTGTTCTTCACGATGTTTAAGTAGCGCATACCATCATCCTCTGTCTGATCATTCATCGGTGGGTTACGTGCAACTAAGATCATCAAGTCTGATTCACCTGCCAAGCCCGTCTTACTGCCTTCAATCATAGCCTGTGACAATACGATCTTGCCCTCTGCTTCGGCACTTAACTGTGTGCAATACACGACTAGACATCCGTACATCTTACCGATGTTACGTGCGTACACTGCATTGGCTTTCAATGTCTCATGACTGTTCGTAGCTGCACCATCCTCTGCAAACTTACTACCGATATCCATGACTACAATCTCAGGCTTATGCTTCTTGATGACTGACTCAGCCCAGCGCATGTTCTTGCCTGTTGCATCTACAAACTTCAGGTTATCTTTGATAGGATCATACAGACGGTGTGCTGTAGTCTTATCTGCAATGATCTGTGCCATAGTCATACCTGTTGCAGCAGTCATGTACCTAGATGCCACACGCTCCGGCTTCTCCTCGTTACAAAGCACCAGTACCCTAGCACCTTGATGTGCCCATCCATGTGGGGCAGCACAGAGTGATGAGTGGAAGCTTGACTTACCTACGTTACTACGAGCACCAATCACAAACAGCATACCGCTATCTAAGCCTTGCACTGAGTGATGTAGAGATTGGATATTGAACTGCCACTTGGTATTGTTTGCAGCAATGGCTGTTAGGTTCTCAATGCTGTTGTCTACGTAGTTGATACGAATACTAGGTGTGAAGTCATCTTGGTATTGTTCTAGGATGTTACGCAATGGCTCCATCGTAGTCTGATCTCCATTGACATACTGGAATCCAAGGTTAGCTACCTCTTCACCCACTACTTGACGGAACATATTGCTGAGTACTTCTGTTGCAATGTCAGAGCCCATGATCTGTTCTTTACGAATGCGATCAAACTGCAATTCGTATGCATGTTTCTGTGCTGTAGTTAATGTGGGGTTTGCTGCAAAGAATAAAGCTTGAACTTCGTTGACTGTTAAATCTCTTTGATACTGATCCATCGCTGTATCGATGGTTGATTTGATCTTACGTGTATCTTTACTGAACAGCTTATCTGGACAACGGTTACCTCTGGTCTCATCGTAGAAGTCTTTGTCCATCAAACTTCTAATCAATGTTAATTCCATACTAACTCCTCATTCTATTCATCAACTGGTCTATATCATCTGGGACACGGTACTTTAAGTCATCCCTTAAATTCATGGCTACTGCTTCGATTCCACTAGCCTTTAGTTCACGGGTATATACGAGTGTCTTACTCATTGCGTCAGGATCTAATGCTACCACAACCTTACGGTACTTAGCAAGGAGTTTCTTGTGTTCCTCTAGTAATGCTGTACCCAGTAGGGCAAAGCCTGTGCCACCTAAAGTGTCTACAACTGCAGCACTAATGCAATCCTCTACTACGACAGCTACATCTGCATCACCTGCCACGTAAGCAGTACGTGCTACACCATAGCGTTTCCACTTAGGTGTGATGCCACTATGCCCACCCCTACCTGCAGCATCTACAATCTTTCCCTCTTGCCGGATGGGAAATACAATCCTCTCCTCTCGTATGTCATAGCGTAAGTCTAGCCAGTGTGGGTCTAGCTGGTATCGGTTACACAAATCAATTAAGTGGGGTCTGGTGTAGTCCACAATCAACCAGTCAGGCAAGTCNAAGTCGAATGGNAAATCNNTATGTACATAATTAACATTCATTANCCTCACTAAATCTGCAGCAGGTATAAATGTTTTGATAGCCCCTGCCACATTGCAACCGTTGGAGTAACAGTTCCACATCACGGTACCCATATCATTGATAGCAGTGAAGGTGTTTCTACGCTGGCATACTGGGCAGTTCCCCCTGTGTACTCGACCTAAAGATAGTTCTAATCCTTCTACGTATGCACGAATATTCATATACTTTTTCTTACACTCTCTAACTTTTTCTTACATTTCAGGGATTTAACATACTTTTTTACACGGTAACATACTCTATGTTAAAGAAGTTCTGTGATGTTAATCATTCGCATCATACCTTCCCCACTCTCCTCTATTTGAGTAGCCATGTTGTTAAGCACAGAACCAGTGTAGGCAGACGTACCTTCGGCACCTTTGAATAGTGTATAGATACTGCCACTGTAGTTGTGTACCTCGTAGTGATCATCTTGTGAAATCACTTTACAAATACCTGAACTCATTCTCCACTCGTCTGATCCACCATAACCCCCATACCAACTGCCCACAATCTTGTCTATTGGTGGGTGTTCTTTACTGGTGATGTGGACAATAACCCATCGGTCTGGGGTGTAGTCGCTCATTTATCCTGTGCCTTTCTTAGTATTGCTCTAGCAAATCCATACCAGTCTTCCACGGCTATTAAAAGCTCAGGAGTGTGGTAGCTTTTTAAAAATTCCTTTGCTGCTTCATGGATGTCATCTGCTGTTAGTGTCTTTGCTGGATGGGTGTATCGAATGGTAGATTCAATGATGGATTTTAATTTGTTGTATTCCTCTGAAGAATTAAATATTGGCTGACCCAAAGGGACAGAATTAGCATCTTGCAAAATGCCAAGAATATCGGCTTGTGTTAACGCTACTGGTTCCGTGTTCATTTCTCACTCCCCGATAACTTACGCATCTTAGCCAACACTTCAGCTAAAGGTTCTATCATCATGCACCTGCAGCTACTGATTGTTATAGGTGCAAACACTCTACCACTATCCGACTCTTCCCGTATGTCTATGAAGTCTTGAAAGAAACTACGCACAGTAGCTTTGAGTTCTGCATTCTCTGCTTCTAGTTCACGTATCTGTTTCAGTGCTTCAAACCCCTCTGTGATTTCTTCTGCAAGACTACGGTGAGA